CCCGCGTGTTATCGTTGAAATCTCAGATATACCGTATGAACAGTAAAGGAGAATGACTATGAGCGACAAAACGTATGTGCTGTCCCTGAGCGCGGACACCTTCAACGCCTTCAAGATGGACTTCGACAGCGCCCTCCAGCGCTTGCTTCAGAAGATGGACAGGCTCCAGAGCGACAGCGCCTCCATCAACTGCAAAATCAGCGTGGCACTGACCCCGGCTCCGGAACGGAACTTCGATGCAACGCGGGAGGGGGACACCGTGCAGGTGATGAAGCCCAGCTTCAGCCACGAGATCAGCACCGAAATCAAGGTCAAGGACAAAACGACCGGCAACCTCTCCGGCAACCGCAAGCTGGTGTGGGATGAGGAGCTGATGGAGTATGTGATGAAGGACATCGACGATGGGCAGACCTCGCTTTTCGACACGGCCCAGAGCCGCCAGAATGCTGCGCCCTCTGTGGAGCAGGAACCGCCCCAGCTCCCGGAAGGTATCGTGGATGTTGACTACACGGTCATCAGCGATGACAAGGGCTACATCCTGCGCAACCCCGATAAGTGCGGCATCAAGGACCAGTGGGGCATCCTCAAAGTCCTTGTGGGAGAGCGGATGACGGTGAGCCGGAGCGCAGGCCACTGCTATGCGGAGACCGCAGACGGCAACATCGCCCTCGGCTCTGCCTACCTCGCAGAAGACCCCCGCCATGTGGATGACGGCATTCTGGAGCCTCATCTGGCAGAGGAAATCGCCTGCAACGGCTTCGGCACGGTTCAGGTCGGCGACCATGAGGAGCCGGAAAAGATCGTGGTAGAGTGTCTGGAATGCGGCGGCATCCTGCTGGAGGTGGAGAACCCCAACGTCCGGAAGGGTGATGCCGAATGAGGTACGGAACCTGTTTTCTGTGCGGAAAGACCGGTTGGCTGGAGGAGCACCACGTCTACCCGGGGCCGTTTCGGGATAAGTCCGAAAAGTATGGCCTGAAGGTGGGCCTGTGCGGCGAGAGCTGCCATCGGAATGGCCGGTATGCGGCGCACCAGTGCAGGGAAACCTCCGATGCCCTGAAGCAGTTCTGGCAGATCAAGTACATGATGGCCCACAAAGCCAGCGTCGCAGACTTCCGGGCGGCATTCGGGAAGAACTATCTGGAACTCGACTACTACGATGATGAAAGGAGCTACCCTATGAACATTATTGCCATCAGCGGCCGCTTGACACGCGACCCCGAACTGCGCACCACTCCCAACGGAAAGCCCGTGGTGGAGTTCACGGTTGCGGTTGACCGGCCCGGCGTTAAGGACCAGACGGACTTTATCGACTGCGTGGCGTGGGAAAAGAAAGCTGAGTTTGTCGCCCGGTATTTCAAGCAGGGAAAGCGTATCGAGGCAAGCGGTGTCCTTACCACACGCACCTACGAGAAAAACGGGGTGAAGCGCAAGCGGACGGAGGTTCGCTGTGATCAGGTCTTCTTCGGCGAGTCCAAGAAAGATAGCAGCTCCACCCCGCAGGCAGCGCCGGAACCCACGAACGATGATTTCCGTCCGCTGCCCGATGATGATGACATCCCGTTCTGAGAAAGGAGAACACATGGAAGAAAATAAGAATCCCCTTATGGGCCACGTCGTAAAGGTCCCTGCACAGGTGTCCGGCATCCCTGACGGGGTGCAGATGACGGTGAACGCAGCCGTGACCACCTTTGCGGCGGTCGATGGCAAACCGGCTGGTATCGAAAGCATGGGTACGGCAGAATGCAATATGCTTGCCAGCTATACGCGGGGAACGGTCTCGTTCTCTGTCCACGGGGAAAAGCCTGTTATGGTGAGCGTCCGTCTGGATGAGTTGATGAGACTCTTGCAGGCGGCTGCTGCTGTATGTCACCACGAGCAGGAAGACAAGAAGAATGCTGAGGAGGAAAAGGTATGAGAAAGCTGTTTACGTCTGAGTCTGTGACCGAGGGCCATCCCGACAAGGTGTGCGACCGTATCTCTGATGCGGTGCTGGATGCAGTGCTGGCTGTTGACCCGAACGGCCGGGTGGCCTGTGAGACCTGCTGCACCACCGACACGGTGTTCATCGCAGGCGAGATCACGAGCAAGGTCGATGTGAATATTGTGGGCATTGCCCGGCGGGTCCTGCGCGACATCGGTTACACCGGCGGGGCATCTGGCTTTAATGCCAATACCTGCAAGATCGAAGTGGCAGTCCATAAGCAGTCCCCCGATATTGCGATGGGTACAGGTGACGATGTAGGAGGAGCAGGAGATCAGGGCATGATGTTCGGCTATGCGTGCAGTGAGACCGAACAGCTTATGCCGCTGCCCATCATGCTTGCGCACCAGATGGCCTACAGGCTCACCCAGAGGCGCAAAGACGGGACCATCCCCTTTATCCTCCCCGATGGCAAAACGCAGGTAACGGTGGAATATGGGGAGGATGGGATGCCCTCACGCATTGACACCATCGTCATTTCCACCCAGCACTACGAAAATGCAACAGAAGAACAGCTTCTGGAGTCTCTGACGGAGAACGTCATCACCCCGATCCTGAAGTATGCCAAGCACTTTGCCGGTGTCTATGGTGGTGACCTTGACATTGATACCTACAACCTGTACATCAATCCTACCGGGCGTTTTGTGCAGGGTGGCCCTGCGGCAGACACCGGCTTGACCGGGCGGAAGATCATCGTGGACACCTATGGCGGTTATGCTCCCCACGGCGGCGGGGCATTCTCTGGCAAAGACCCCACAAAGGTTGACCGCAGTGCAGCGTACATGGCCCGGTACATTGCCAAGAACATCGTGGATGCCGGAATCTGTAGCCGGTGTCAGGTACAGCTTGCCTATGCCATCGGTGTGGCCGAACCCGTGTCCGTCCGCATCGATACGTTTGGCGGAGCAGATGAGGAAAAGCTGGTCAAGGCCGTACGACAGTGCTTCGGTCTGACTCCCAACCAGATCATCGAGCATTTTGACCTGCGCCGTCCCATCTACGAGCAGACATCCGCCTACGGCCATTTCGGCTGTGTAACTGGAATCATTCCCCCGTGGGAGAAGACCGACATGGATGAGCAGCTGTGGAAAGCGTACTGTCGGGAATAAGCTCACCGGAATAGCAGAAGCGTAAGAGTAAGGGCAAGCCGTTTCTCCCCGGAGGGGGAGGGGCGGCATAGCCCGTTATGGGAGGTTTTGATATGGCACAGGAAGACATGAACGTCACCATTCCCCCGGAAATGATGCAAGAGATCGTACGGGTGGCATCGGAAACGGCCATTGAAAAGTTCCAGCACGAAGCGGAGCGGAACCGAAAGGCCGTCAAGGATAAGCGCCTGCATAACACCAAGCTGCTGCTTCAGAACTACCACTGCTTTGTAGAACATAGCAAGAGTGCCGTGTATGAAGCCAGCCAGCTCTCCGAGGATGACGACTTCGAGGAGTTGATGGAGGAGCTGATGAGTCAGAGCGACGGCAGGGTGAGGGTCCCGGTGGTGAGGAGCATTCAGGAGAGTGCTGCCCACACCCGCATCATCGTGCAGCACATCGACCGTATGCTGGAATACTACAAGTTCCGCTGTGAGCATTCCAAGCGTGCGGAGGAAATGCGTCGGTATCGGACGATTTACGACCTCTACATTGCCCCTGAACCCAAGACTCAGCAGCAGATCGCCGATGAAGAACACGTCGATTTGTCAACCGTGTTCCGCGACCAGAAGGCGGGCATTTCCAAGTTGAGCGCCCTGATTTTTGGATGGTTGGACTAAAATTTTGGCAAAGTTGCAAAAAAGTTGCTATTGCAGTGCAATTACCACTGTGGTAAGATACGAAGCGTGAACCGATGTGTCACCCCGGAAAAACCGCGAGTGGCACATCCGGCCTCGTATCAAGCTGCTAAGCCAAAATATTTCGCTCCGAATGCAAAACCGATTGACTCCGGTGGGTAAAGGGTTAGAATGAAGATAGGCCCAAAATCTTACCGAAAAGGTCAGGAGGTACGACAGATGGAACGAAAATCCGATAAAGTCAGACGTCTGGTTGCAGACGGCGACTTCAAAGGGGCTTTGCGGATTGCAAAGGACTTCAGGCTCGGCATCACGAAGGAGCAGTCCTCCACGATGACAAGAGCGTATGAGTGCATGGTCCACGGCAGATTCTACAAGCAGCTCGGCTATGATCTCGATGAGAAGATAGCTGAGGGTGTGAAGATTCTGGTGGGCTTGTACGGAAGGAGCGAGGCACATGATTTACACCAGCCGGTACAGTAACCCGGAACTCAAGACCGGGAACTACACAGTCGTTGGGATAACGCGGGGAGCGCCTAAGTTCCCCCTTCGGTATACGCTTGCAGGCAACATCATGGAGATCGCGCCGCCGGGTTATCTGTTCAACGAATACAACCGGGAGCGGTTCACGCCGCCCTACTTCCAGCACATGGACAGAGTAGGGACGGCGCGGATTGCTCAGATTCTCCAGCATTATGAGGACATGGGCAAGCCCGTGGTGCTTTGTTGCTACGAAGATGTCCGAAAGCCCGGAGAGTGGTGTCATAGACTGGTGTTCGCAGAATGGTGGCTCCAAAGAACAGGAGAAATGATCGAGGAGCTGTCCGACCCGTCACCAAACAAGTGGGCGAAACAGCCTGAACCGCAGAAAGCGGTTGAGCCTGATGCAGTCCAGATGAAAATGTGGTAATACCCGCCGATAGCTCAGAAAGTAGAGCACCTGACTCTTAATCAGGGGGTCGCACGGTTCAATCCCTGCTCGGCGGACCAACCATAGGGAGTCATGTTGGAAACAGCATGGCTCCCATTTTTTATGCCTACGAACAAGGGCTTTCCAGACGCTCACGTCTTTGGAAACAACCCACCCTCTGGAAAGCAACTGCTCCAGTCGAAACCAGAGGGGCAAATTTGAAAGAAAGGTCGGTGATATGAATGGCAAAGTTCCAGAACCCCGGAGCGTTCTTCCTCGGAACTCTGGTTGCTCAGGAGCAGAAGTTCCTGAAGCCGCTGATTGAAAATGCCCGCAAGCAGGGGTACACCCGGTTCGTTGAGCCGTGCGCCGGCGCTTTCGCCATGTCGCACATCGCGGCGCAGTGTGGGTACAAGCCCAGCGAGATTGAGGCCAGCGACGTTTCGATGTTCACCTCCATCATGGGATATGCTATCACGGGCCAGTCCCTTGAGGAGCTGGAAATCAGAGCGGATGGCTTCACGAATGAGGAACTGCTCGACCCTGCGGTTGCCCTCTATGCCCAGTTGTACCTGCGAACCGTAAAGAACGCCGGGAAGGAATACTTCTACGGCATCATGCGCGATCTGGAATACCGCAAGGAGGAACATCTGGCGGAAATCCGTGCACAGCTCGACCGGGCCAAGCAGTCCTTGCATGGGATGAACTACCGTCCGCTGGATATGTGGAAGCATCTTGAGGAGTGCTACGATGACCCCCACTGCCTTGTGGTTGCCAATCCGCCCACCTATGCCGCTGGATTCGAGAAGTGGTACGACACCGGCGGGCGCATGACGTGGAAAGAACCTGAGTACGGAATCTTTGACCCCAAGACCGGGCTGAACGACCTGTACGATAAGATGAACGATGCCAAGTGCCTTCTGATGTGCTACGAGGAGAACGCCCCGGGCCTCACTGCCGGGCATCCTGTCTTTGCTCGGTATGGTGTGCGTGACGGCATCAACGTGTACCTGACTACCAACCGCCCGGATGAGGCGACCATGCTTGCCGAGGGTAAAATGATTACCCGCCCGAACGAGGGCAAGCTGGAGCCGCTGGATTGCAGCATCCTGCCGCGTGATTATGAAATCACCCGCAAGAGCAAGATTCAGATTACCCAGATCGAGCGCACCGCCGCCCAGTATTACAGAAAGCTCTGGACGCACAACTTTGTCGGTTCGTCTGCGCCTATCAACATGGCCGTCCTCATCGACGGCAAACTGGCTGGCGTGTTCGGGCTGGATAAGTCAGCGCTCACGATGGGAGCCTTCGGTACGCAAGTTTCCGATGCTGTGTTCCTCATGTACGGCATGACCGTTCCCCATAAGACCTACCGGCTGGGGCGGCTTCTGACCATGCTGGCACAGAACAGGCCGCTGATTATGAACATCTGCACGGATTTGGAGAAGGAAAAGGCCAAGTCCCTCAAGACGGTGCAGATGACCAAGTACCCGGAGGCCAAGGAAATGCGGGGGCTGATGGAGTTGACCAAGAAAGTCCCGGATAAGAAGATGGGCTACCGGCTCACATACGAGTCGCCATTGTACGACAGAAACGCCAAACAGGCATTGAATGAATGGTTAGGGAGGGAAGAACGATGGCAGAAACAGCGCGAGAAAACCAAGTCAGCAGCGCAGCCGTAAAGTATGAAACGGTCGCCGACATGGGCTCCGGTCTGGTCATTGCCAAAGTAAAGCTGACCGACTTCCGCGAGCAGGACATCAACGCTCGCATTATGAAGACTGAGATGCAGAAGCAGCTCACCGACAACATCAAAAAGCGGGGCCAGCTTGAAAGCCTCCCGTTCTGCGCACTCATCGACGGCAAGATCGAGATTATCTCCGGCCACCACCGCATCCGTTCTGCAAAGGACAGCGGTGTGCTGACGGAGCTTTTTGTCATTCTGGACACCACCGGCCTGCGGCGCTCTCAGGTGGCCGCAAAGCAGTTGGCGCACAACGCCATCAGCGGCTTTGATGACCAGTCCACCCTGAAGGAAATCGCCAAGATGATCGACGATGTGGACGATATGCTGGAAAGCTACATTGGCAAGGACATCATCGGTGAGCCTATGGCCGAGCTTGAGAAGCTGCTGTCCCCGAAGGTGGAGTTCGACTGGAAGAACGTCACGTTCACCTTCCTGCCGCACCAGCTCCGCGATCTGGACCAGCTTGTGAAGGTTCTGGGGTCTCTCAGCCCCGATATGCTGGGCGTTGCAGATATTGACCAGCACGAGGAGTTCATCGAAACCATCACGAAATATCAGCAGTTTGCCAATGTCAAGAATACCGGCGCTGCCATCCATGCCATGATTAAGGCCACCGAATCCCTGTTCGATGACCTTCACTTCGATGAAAGTCAGGAGTGGGTGCAGTTGCCCAACCTGTTCGGCTCTCCGGCCATCCCCAAAGAGGCTGCTGATACCATCACGCAGGCGCTCGACAAGATGGTCAAGGAGGGCGAGATCGGCCCGAAGAACAAGTGGCAGGCCCTTGAATACTGGGCTGCGGATTATCTGGCAGGGAAGTAGGTGATAGCAAATGCCTACGCCTCTAAAGTACAATCCGGCGTACCACGATGACTGGGCATGGTCACTTGCTATCAAGGGCGCAACAGATCAGGACATTGCCGATGCCTTCCACGTTTCGCGTAGGACCATCATTCGCTGGCGACAGACGTACCCGTCGTTCAATACGGCCTGTCAGAGCGGAAAAGAAGTCGCCGACGCAAAAGTAAAAAAATCTCTGTTTGAACGCGCTGTAGGCTTTGAATATCAGGAAAAGGAAAGCGTCATTGACGTAGACCCTCGGACTGGTGAGCAGAAGCCGGTCCGGGTCAGAACGCTCACGAAGAAAGCCGTTCCCGATACAATGGCTCAAATGTACTGGCTCAACAATCGTTGTAGAGAGGAGTTCTCTCAGACTCAGAAGGTCACGCTTGATGGTTCTGTTCAGGCCAGACCTTATGAGAACCTGAGCGAGGAGGAGCTGAGGGAGGCTCTGGCCTGCATGAGCGATGAAGAAGACTCCGAATAAACGGTCCTATTCTAAAGCTCAAAAAGCCGCGTCCCGTGAGGAGCTTCGTAATGAATTGGCGAGACGGTACTATGCCGATTATGTCCAGTACGTTCACATGGGCAGGTGGAAAAGAGCCAGACACCTCGACCTTGTGTGCGAGAAGCTGGAAAGCATCATAGAGGGGAAGACCAAGCGGCTGATGATATTCATGCCGCCGCGCCACGGCAAGTCCATGACCGTGACCGAAACCTTCCCCTCGTTCTATCTGGGCAAGAACCCTGAAAAGCGGGTCATCGAGATCAGCTACAGCGGCGACCTTGCCCAGCAATTTGGCAAGCGGAACCGCGATAAGGTCGAGGAGTTCGGTCCTACGCTGTTTGGGCATACCATCTCCCAAGTGCAGGCCACCAAAACGAACTGGAACCTCGACAACGGCATGGGTGGCATGATCTCCGTTGGTATCGGCGGCTCCATCACCGGCTATGGCGCAGACCTGCTTATCGTCGATGACCCCATCAAGAACCGCGCCGAGGCTGAATCTGCCACCTACCGCGATAAGCTGTGGGACGAGTACCAGTCCACGGTGAGTACCCGACTGCACGCAGGCGGCGCTGTTATCATCATCCTTACCCGCTGGCACGAAGATGACCTTGCCGCCCGGCTCCTGAACCCGGAGTACGGCAAGGTTGAGGACTGGGACATTATCTCGCTCCCGGCCGTTTGCGAAGACCCGGCTACCGACCCTCTGGGCCGTGAGCTAGGCGAGGCGCTGTGGCCTGCGGGCGGCTACGACGAAGCATGGGCTGCACAACAGAAAGAGACCGTCGGTACATACGCATGGTCTTCTCTGTATATGCAGACCCCCACACCAAGCTCCGGCGGTATGTTCAAGAGAGAGTGGTGGAAACGCTGGGCGGCGCTGCCGTCCGGCCTGCATGACTTCATCCAGTCGTGGGACTGCACCTTCAAGGACAAGGACGGCTCGGACTTCGTTGTCGGGCAGGTCTGGGCAAGGAAAGGCGCAGACCGCTATCTGCTCGATCAGGTGCGCGGCCGCATGAGCTTCACGGAAACGCTGGATGCCATGCGCGGGCTTTCCTCCAAGTGGCCCCAGACCACAAGAAAGCTGGTCGAGGACAAGGCCAACGGCACGGCGGTCATCGACGTTCTGAAGAAAGAAATCCCCGGAATCATCCCGGTGGAGCCGTTTGGTGGCAAGGTGGTCCGCGCCCATGCGACCACCGCTGTGGCTGAAGCTGGAAACGTCTACATCCCAGCGGCATCTGCCTGCCCGTGGGTGATGGACTTTGTGGAGGAAATGGCGGCGTTCCCAAGCGGTGCGCACGATGACCAAGTTGACTGCTATTCGCAGGCGAACGCCTATTACAACGACAATACGTTTGATATTCGTTCGCTGATAACGTAAGAAAAGAGGTGAATGCAATGCTGATTATTTTCTCGGTCAATGACCAGAAAATCACCCATGACCTGAAAGGCCAGCTTGTCGCAGGCAGCGTAGACATTGTGCAGGCCGCGTTCAAATTTGACAGCTCGTGGGATGAACTGGACAAAATCGTCGTCTTCACGAGCAGCGCTTGTCCCAAGCCCGTCCCGGTGCAGTTTGCCGATGAGGCATTCTACATCCCGAAGGATGTGCTGAAGCCCGGCAAGCTCTACGTTTCCGTGGTCGGTTTCGGGCTGGACGGCCGGAAGAAAACTACGCAGAAGTGGGACATCATGCAGGCTATCACCGTTCAGAAGTGCGGCGATGGCGGCGATTGTGACCTGCTGCGATATTTGGCACAAGGTCAGGTCGCCGACGGGAAAGTCGCAAAGGACGAAGAAGTCAAAGATATGCTGGACACTGTGTTTGGCAAATCGGAAGCTCCCAAACCAGACCCCGGTGGCTCGGACTCCAACGACAAGAACGTCAGCGAGGATGACATTGCCACCGATAAGGACGTAGCCGACATGCTCAACAAAGTATTTGGCTGATGTCCTCTCGCCCTTGAAAGAGGGCCCTAATTCGTCATAGCAGCGCTGAAACTGCTGTGAAATATAATTTTGGAGGTATGCAAATGCCCGTATCCGCAAGTAAGCTTGTAACCCTCGCTCAGTTGCAGGCGCAGGCGGAGAGAGTGAAGCAGGAGCTGGCGAAGTACACGCTGGCATCCGAGCTTGGCTCCCTCGCCAAGAAGAGCGAAATTTCGGAAGCTGACCTCTCGGCTGCTCTGAAGTCCGTTATTGACGGAAAGATGGATGCAGCAGACAGCATGACGACCGAGGCAATCAACAGTGCCATCGCCACCGCCATTGCAAAGTCTGCTCATGCACGCTTCGAGAAAGTTGAGAAGGTTCCTTCCAACGATGAGGCGCAGGATAATGTGCTGTATCTGGTGATGAACACCACTACCAAGCATTATGACATCTACGCTAAGATCAAGGGCAGCAGCGACAGCTACACCATGGAACTGCTGGACGACACTACCGTGGACCTGTCCGGCAAGGTGGATAAGGTGGCAGGCAAGGGTCTGCCTACCAACGACTACACCACCGCAGAAAAGACCAAGCTGGCAGCCATTGCCGAGGGCGCAAACAAGTACGTCCACCCCAGCTATACCGCCAAGACCAGTGGCCTGTACAAGGTGACTGTGGACGCTACCGGCCATGTGAGCGCTGTTGCTGCTGTGACCAAGGGCGACATCACCGCACTGGGCATCCCGGGTCAGGATACCACTTATCCCGAGGCCACTACTGCCAAAGCCGGTCTGATGTCCGCTGCGGATAAGTCCAAGCTGGACGGCATGACCATTGCCACTGATGCAGAGGTCAGTGAGATGCTGACCGAGGTCTTTGGCGCAACCGCCTGATAACCCATAAATAAGAATGCAGCGGCAGGGGAATGGACTCCTGCCGCTGTTATTTTTGGAAAGGAAAGCGAACATGAGCGACAAACTCAACACGCTTGAAGCGCTTAGGCTTGCTTCTCTGAAGGCAAAGGGTTACACGGCAGAACAGATTGCAGAGTTGTCTTCTGCGATGGAAGACATCATCAAGGACATCAACGATTCGCTGAAGACCTGCGAAGCACATGTACAGTCGGCTCATGCTCCTGCCAATGCGGAAGAAAACGTCATCGTTAGCATCCAGAGGAATGGGCAGGCTATCCCTCCCGACAACAAAGTCGTGAACATCGAGGTTCCGACCAAGACCTCTGCGCTGGAGAACGACTCCGGCTATGCCACGACGGAAGATGTTGAGGAAAAGGTCAACGGAGCCGGGCATCTGAAAGCCGTCCCTGTCGATGCTCTCCCTGCGCCCAGTGAGGCCAACGCTGACACCATTTATTTCCTTCGTAAGAACAACAGTGAAGCTGGGAAGCAGTACAGAGCGTACAAGCTCATCCACGGCATCTTTGAGATCGTCGGCTCTGCTGAGGTGGACCTCACCAGCTATGCTACACGGGAAAGTGTGGCAAAGGCGGATGATGACCTCATCAAGGGCATCTACGACAACATGACCGCAAGCAGCGAGAAGTATCTGGGCAGTGGAAACCTGCTGCTGTTCTGGACGCTTCTGAAAAGCCTGCTCAATGGTCATGAATCCAGCATCAACGACCTGCTGGCCCGCGTGAAGTTGCTGGAGCTGATTCTGAGCGCTGATGTTACCGGCAATCCATACTATGTCACCTTCAACACCCTGACGGATGTTGTGGTATCCTCTGGCATCTGGAACAAGTCGGATGGACGTATTGAATTTTAACAGGAAGGAGGAAGCGCAATGCACATACCTGAAGATGAGGCCGAGCGTCGGCGCTTGAATGAGCGTGGCCGTGAAATCCTCCGGCGGAAGAACGGCGCTGTGCGTCCGCATCGTGAGGATGGCTATGTGAACCTCCTGAACAAGTACGGAACCAAGCAGGACAACTCCGAGGCGTACAAGTTTGAACGGGAGCCGGTCATCCCTGATATGCAGCTCACCGGGCTGTATGAGGGCAACGGCCTGTTCTCCAAAATCATTGATACGCCTGCCGAGGAAGCGCTGAAACATGGTTTCGACCTGAACCTGAAAAGCGATGAGCTGAACGCCTTTGTGGAAGACGCTTTGGACGATCTCGAATGGGAGGAGAAAGCCGCCACCGCAATCAAGTGGGCGCGGCTCTACGGCGGTGCTCTTATCGTCATGCTGATCGACGATGGGCGCGGGCTGGAGGAGCCTGTTGACTGGGAACATATCCGCAGCATTGATGAGCTGCGCGTCTATGAGCGCTCCATCGTGCAGCCTGACTACGCCAGCCTGTACCAGCAGGACTACGGCGGGAAGGGCGTTGGGAACCGGGTGTCCAAGTTCGGACAGCCGGAATATTACTATGTTTCCAGCATCTACGGTTCCTTCAAGGTCCATGAGAGCCGATGTCTGGTGTTCCGCAACGGCGTTCTGCCGGAGCAGACCTCCAATGCAACCTACCTGTTCTGGGGTATGCCTGAATACGTCCGCATTCGCCGGGCGTTGCGGGAAACCGTAACAGCCCACACCGACAGCGTGAAGCTGCTGGAGCGGAGCGTGCAGGCTATCTACAGCATGAAGGGTCTTGCTTCTCTGCTGACCACGGATGACGGCGAGAACCAAGTGCTGAAGCGCCTGCAGCTTGTAGACACTTCCCGTGGTCTGCTGAACAGCATCGCCATTGACTCCGAGGGAGAGCAGTACGACTTCAAGACGTTCCAGTTTTCCGGTGTCAAGGATGTCATCGACGCAACCTGCAATATGCTGTCCGCGCTGACGAACATCCCCCAGACGATTCTGTTTGGCCGTTCACCGGCCGGCATGAACGCCACCGGCGACAGTGACTTCGAGAGCTATTACAACTTTGTGGAGAAGATTCAGCGCTTGATGCTGAAGCGTAACCTCCGCACACTGCTGGACGTTGTGTTCCGGGCGGGCATCGCTTCAGGCGATGTGGCCGAGGAACCCGACTACAAACTGGAGTTCAAGCCCCTGTGGAGCCTGAGCGACACAGAGCAGGCCGCAGTTGACCAGACCAAGGCTCAGACCGCTCTGGTCAAGGCCCAGACTGCGCAGGCATACGTCGATATGCAGGCGCTCGACCCCACCGAGGTGCGCCGCCGCCTTGCGTCCGATGAGGAGTTTGATGTCGAAGACATCATCTCCGAGGATGACGAGGATGATCTGTTGCAGTCGCTGCTGGGTACTGAGCCGAGCGCCATGAGCGACGTGGAAGCCGCCCAGAAGAACATTGAGCAGGGGCAGGCTCCGGGCGGCGAGGAACAGAGCGCTACCGTAGCACCTACGGCCACTCCGCCGACCACCAATGCCGATGCCACCGACACTGACTATGGTGTCGGCGTTCTTGTTGTGCAGGATGGCCGGTTTCTCTGCGGCACTCGCCTGAAGGGCGGCTCTGTTGGTGGACCGGGTGGGCATATCGAGGCGGGGGAGTCCCCGGAAGATGCAGCTATCCGCGAAACACAGGAGGAGTTCGGCATCACGCCGAAAGACCTCATGCCGGTAGCCTTCCTGAGCGACCTGAAACCGCCGTACTGCCCGTCCCATGTGTTCCTCTGCACGGATTTTGACGGCAGCATCCGGTGCGCTGATGGCGAGATGACCTCTCCGGGGTTCATCACCGCCGAAAAGGTGGCCGAGCTGTCCACTCAGAATCCGGAACGTCTGTTCCCGCCGTTTGCCCAGAGCATCACCGCGCTGTTCGACGTTTTATCGTCAAATCCCGGTTTGACATCGGATGCACAAAATGCTAAGATGAAAGATAGGATGGACTTCAACGAAGCCGACCACCCACGGGATGAAAACGGGCAGTTCGCAGAGGGCGAGGGTAGCAGCTCTGGCTCCACCGAAAGCGGGCCTGCGGTATCTCCCGAAGGCGAAAACGTCCCCTGCACCGGGTTTGCTTCTCCTGCAAGGCTTGAAGATCATGCCACCCGCCACGGGTTGGCTGAGATGGGCTTTGCGACGAAAGAGGAATACCAGCAGAAGGGCATCGACTTTCTGAAGCAGCCTTGTGGCGGTGATGTTATTGGTTATGCTCGGCCTGATGGCGTAGTTGTTCGGTTCAACACCAAAACGACAGAATACGCAACCGGTGTTCCCGGTGGGCCGCTTAAAACCTACATGAAAGCCAAGTGCAACCGAAAGACTGGCGAGGCACGGCCCGAAGTCGCCATGAAGTATTACGAGTTCAACAGGGAAAAGGACCTGAAGGAGGTAGACGATGAGCAAGGCAGTTAAATGCCCGGTATGCGGGCAGACCGAACTTGTCGATGACGGCGATGTCTGCGATGTCTGCAAGTGGTTCCATGACCGCTATCAGGAGGAGTTTCCTGATGAGGAGGACTGCGAGAACCACATGAGCCTGAACCAAGCCCGCGAGGCGTGGGCAGCAGGAAAGCAGGTGGAGTGAGCATGGATAACTTCAGAGTCATCTACCGCATTCTACGGTATCTGGAAAAGGCGCTGGATTACGATGAACCCAATATGGACTGCATCTCTGCGAAGGCGCTGAAGCTCTCTGACCAGCGTTGGATGGCGCTGATGGAGATGCTTTCCAAGGAGGGCTACATCGACGGCTTTTCTGTGCAGAGGACCGTGGATGGCAGCATCCTTATCTCCAGCTCTACGCCGCGTATCACGCTGAAGGGACTGGAGTACCTGCAAGAAAACTCCCTGATGAAAAAAGCTGCCGAGCTTGCGAAAGGCGTAGCCGAAATCATCACCTGAGAACCGAATAACGTACAGCAAAGAGCGATGGGAAACCACCGCTCTTTTTCTTTGCCCGAATTTCCCATCTCAAAACGGAACGGAGATAGATTATGGACAAGGTTACGATTTTTAAGTACGAAGAAAACAAGCCGGTGCGAATCATGAACATCAACGGTGAGCCGTGGTTTGTCCTGAAGGACGTGTGCGAGGTGCTGGGAATGGATTCTACCCAGTTGAAAAAAGTAGCCGACCGTCTGGAAGAGGACGAAAAGGGGCGTACTCAGATTACGACCCCCGGCGGAGCACAGGAGAGTTGGATTATCAGCGAGTCCGGCCTGTACAACGTCATCCTGCGCAGCGATAAGCCAGAGGCCAAACCCTTCCGCAAGTGGGTCACGGCCGTGGTGCTGCCCAGCATCCGCAAGAATGGCGGCTACATTGCTGGGCAGGAGGAGCTTTCCCCGCAGGAGCTTATGGCAAAAGCCCTGCTGGTCGCGCAGAAGACCCTGACTGACCGCGATGCCCGCATCAAGGAGCTGACGGCGCAGAACCAGATCATGCAGCCAAAGGCTGAGTATTTTGATGAGCTGGTGGCCCGGAACCTGCTGACCAACTTCCGCGAAACTGCCAAGGAGCTGGGTATCAAGGAGAAGTACTTCGTAGTCTGGCTGTTGGAACACAAGTACATCTACCGCGACCAGAAGAACAAGCTGATGCCGTATGCGGCAAAGAACAACGGCCTGTTCGAGGTGAAGGAACGCACGGGCCGGCACAACGACTGGGCCGGGACTCAGACGCTCATCACCCCGAAGGGCCGTGAAACCTTCCGCCTGCTGTGTAAGGAACCGCCTGTTTTACCGCAGTTCACCGCATTGTAAACCAACATCAAGACGATTGTAAACCGGAAAAGAACCGCTTTTCCACCGCAATCACCGAAATGGTCGGAAAACGCAAAGCACGAAATTGGCTGTTTTTGGAATATATCCACCTGTTTTTGGATAAATATTCAAAAATGGCCGAAAACAGGCCAAAATCCGCAGGAACGTCCACCGGACAATCCGGCGGAGCGTCCGACTATAACCGTACCTTACCCAACCAAACCGTAACCTGTTGTCAAATTTTCACTTCGTTCAAATTTGCCAACGGTGCGGGCGCGGGGCCGAGCATCAGGCAGGGGCTTTTTGCAACTGCCGCAAATAAAGCCATACACCGGCTTTCAACCCTCTGACACAAAATTATCCCACAAGCACATTTGGGACGTTTCCCGGCACTCATCAGAAGTTCTCAGAGGGCATTAAGCCATAATCTCAACTGCGGCGGTGCAAATCGCCGCTTTTTTGCTGTTCAGAACCAGAAAAGGAGGCGAAAACAGTGAATGATACCGTCCACGGACACATGGTACAAGACCTGCTCCGCCACCGCTTCGGCAGTCACGATAACCTGATATGCAAATATTCATCCAAGTACCCTGTGCAGGCGGAACGCGAGTTCCAGCGGCTCACCAATGCCTACATCCGTATCTTGAACGAACTGCTGAAGGAGTATCTGCCGGAGATCAGGGACGCGGCCCGCGCAGAGCGTGAAGCTGGTCAGCGCCATGATGACGCTTCAGACCTGATTGCAAAGGTCAAAACGGTTTTCTCCAAGATGACCGTGGAGCTGGAACGGCGCACCTCTATGTTTGGCCTGCGCAGCAAGATCGAGTCTATGGCAAAGCTCACGCGGAAGTTGAGCATCCGGGAGTGGAAGAAGGCCGTCAAGTCCACGCTGGGCATCGACCTGATGGATGACTACTACACCGGCGAGCTGTACAGAACGATGATGGAACGCTGGGTCGAGGATAACGTGGCGCTCATCAAGACCATCCCGCAGGAAAGTCTGGGGCGTATGCGCCAGATCGTGCTGGAGGGCTATCGGAACGGCGAAACCACGACGGCCATCGTCAAGCAGATTCAGCGGACGTACAGCGTAGACCGGCGGCACGCCCAACTGCTTGCCCGCGACCAGATCGCCAAGCTGAACGGTGACATCACCCAGCAGCAACAGCAGGACGCAGGCGTGGTGGAGTACGTCTGGTCAACCTCTGGCGATAGCCGCGTTCGCCCAAGCCATGCTGCGCTGAACCATAAGCGGTTCCGCTGGGATGACCCGCCGGTGGTCGATGAAAAGACCGGGCGGCGCTGTCACCCCGGCAAAGACTACCAGTGCCGCTGCTGCGCACTGCCGGTCTTCAACATCAAAACCGTTGACCTGCCGGTCACGAAAGGGGGCGATGGCCGTGGATGAAACCATCCTGTAAGACCTGAGAGGGGAGTTGTTCAACATGGAAAACGATATGAAGGTTCAGCGCTTTGACAGCCTGCCGCTGGATGCCACCTATTTCACAGATGAGGGCTACCTTGTAGACCACCCCATCGTGACATCGGTGGGCATTTTTGTTTATCACAACCCGGACGGTTCCGAGCGCCGGGAGCTGCGGTTGCCTGAAGAAGTCTTTGCTGAAAAGAGCCTTGCGTCCTACAAGGGGAAGCCCATCATCGTAACGCATGATGCTGGCTACGTTGACACAGACAACGTGAAAGAGGAGAGCATCGGCACGATTTTGTCGGATGGCTACCGGGACGGCGATGATGTCCGTGCAGAAATCATCATCCACGACACCGACAGCCTGAAAAAGTACAAAATGCGTGAGCTGTCCTGCGGTTACAACCTGCGTCTGGACGAAACGCCCGGTGTCTGGGAGGGGCAACCCTATGATGCCATTCAGCGGGACATCGAAATCAACCATCTTGCCCTTGTCGATAAGGCGAGGGCTGGTGAACAGGCCCGGCTCAACATTGATGGGCAGGGCCACGACTGCATGAAAGGAGAAAAACTGAATATGGAAAACACCACCAAGAGAACTGATGGCGCTCCCACCCCGGAGGAGCTGGCCGCTGCTGTGGAGGCGTTCAAGAAACGCCGGGCAGAGCGTTCTGGTGCTGCGGCCGACGGCGGTATTACCGCAGAGCCGCCTGCGCAGACCGCCGGTGCTGCTGAAGGCGAACAGCCGGATGCAGTTCAGCAGGTCAAAGACCGCCGTGACCGCCGCGATTCTGAGGGCGACCCGGCAGATATGCCCGGCGCAATGGGCGTGATCGCGCAGCAGGACGAGGACATCGACACCCTGCTGGGAGTTATCGACGTTCTGAAAGCTGCTGGCACGACCACTGATGGCGCTGAGGGCGACTGCGGCGGTACTCAGACCGATGGCGACGGCGATGAAGGCAACGCCAATGAGGGCGGCGACGCCGCGCAGGATAAGAAAGACCACGCAGACTCCGCCAATGACTTCCGCGAGCTGCTGCGCGTTGTCCGTGTCGGCGACCGCCTGAACATGGATGGTCTGGAAGCCATGAGCGTCAAGGATGCCAAGAAGGCCGTGCTGGGCAAGCTGAAGCCCACCCTGCATCTGGACGGCAAGAGCGCCGCCTACGTCAACGCAGCGTTTGATATGGCCGTTTCCGAGATGAAGGAGCGCAAGGATACCAACTATCAGCGTTCCCAGATGATGCACGGCGATGGCAAGCCCCCTGTGAAGCAGACCGGCTCCGCTTCCGAGGCCCGCCAGCGCATGATCGACCGCAGAATGAAGAAGGAGGAAAAGTAAGATGGGTGTTCAGAAAACCTACGGCTATGCAACCAGCAAGGGCGTTGCAGGTGGCATCTACGATATGTTCCACTACCAGGTGGACTCCCGTTTCAATGAGGAGGCGACCGGCAAGCTGCATTTCGGCGTTGGTGTTGTCACCGGCAAGGTCCCGGGCAGCAGCGTTGCGCTTCCGACCAGCGCAAGCACTGCTGATAACTTCGAGGGTGTTGTCATCAACGGTTTCGACCGCCAGCAGGATTTGGAGGGGAAGCTCTACGTCCTGAACAACCAGAACGTCGGTGTCATGCGCCGTGGCCGCGTTTGGGTACGTCTGGCGACCGGCGCTGCACCCGCCTATGGTGATGCCCTGCACATGATCGTGGAAGGCGATGAGGCAGGCTGTTTCACAAAGGAGGGCGGCATCGCAATTCCCGGTCGTTTCATCGGTGCGGCCAGCAATGGCGTTGCACCGGTGGAGCTGTACGGCGTTCCTGCCGCGAGCGGCGCTGACGGTCACGCTGCATCCACCGACGATGCCAAGCCTACTGTCTGAGAGAAGGAGGACAAAATCAGATGAACACTAACCAGAAATCCATGAGATACGACCAGAACGACTACGACGCTCTGCTGCACTCCAAGATTCCGGCCGCTCTGGTCGAAACTCCGCAGATGAACTTCGATGATGACAGCGATGCCTCCGTGTTCTTCGCCCGCGAGCTGGATTACGTCAAGTCTCAGTCCTACGATGTGGAGTACCCGGAGTTCACCGCGCTGAAGCTGTTCCCGGTCTCCAGTGAAATCAACCCCGGCGCCGAGACCGTCACTTACTACAGCTACGACAAGACCGGCATGGCGAAGATTATCAGCAACTACGCCACCGACCTGCCCCGTGCTGATGTGAAGGGTAAGCCCACCACCGCCATCATCAAGTCTCTGGGCGACAGCTACGGCTACTCCATTCAGGAAATGCGTGCCTCTGCTATGGCAGGCAAGTCGCTGGATGCCCGCAAGGCTGAGTCCGCTCGCTACCAGATCGACTACCTGAACAACAAGATCGCGTGGAATGGCGATGCCGAGACCGGCCTGCGCGGCGTTCTGTCCAAGGACAACGATGTGCCGCTGTACGTCCCTGCAACCGGCGCAAAGGGTTCTACCAAGTGGGCCGACAAGACCGAGGACGAGATTCTGGCCGACATCACCGGTATGCTGAAGCAGGTCGCCCGCACCACCAAGAAGGTGGAGAAGCCGGACACTCTGGCCCTGCCGTCCGAGGCGTATATCGAGATTCAGAACCGCCGCATCGAAAGCACTGCAACCACCGTGCTGAAGTACATTCAGGATAATATCACGGATATTGCCCGCATCGTCTCCTGCCCGGAGCTGGACCCCGACAGCGTGGACACCAACCCGTATGCGGCAGAAAGCGATGGCAAGGGCGTTGCGCTGCTGTTCAAGAACGACCCCCGCAAGTTCACCATCGAGAACCCGCTGTCCTTCATGCAGTATCCCGTGCAGCCTGAAGGTCTGGAAATGGTCGTTCCCTGCGAGGCCCGCACCGCAGGTGCTATCATCTACTACCCCATGTCCATGCTGATTGCTACTGGCATCTGCTGATTCACCTGTGGAGCTGCCGTGTGTTTATGCGGCGGCTCCTATCTTTTTGTAAAGGAGCCATGATATGAAACTGAAGAATATCGGAAACAAAATCATCAGCATCGGCGCTACCGTGATCCTGCCGGGTGAAGCCAAGGAAGTCACCGGCTATGATGACAACGAGATCGTGAAGTTCTTCATCGGGCAGGGAAACCTGTCCGAGGTCAAGAGCCGCACCGCCGCGAAGGAGAAATAAGTCATGGAAGATGCCGTCAGAATTTTCAGGCTGGTTGCCACCGAGTTCGACGTGCTGAACGATGAGACCGTTGAGGCATGGCTGAACCTCACAGCGCCGCTCATCAGCAAGAAGGTGTTCGGGAAGCTGTATGACCAAGCCATCGCACTCCTGACGGCACATCGCCTGAAAATGGCCGGCTATGGCGACAACCAGTACGGAAGCGTAGGCGACGCTCTGCGCGTTGGAAGCTACACTGAAGGCGAAACGTCTGTCAGCTTCAACGTAAATCAGGGAACCAACCTGATGGCAGATGCCGAACTGGCGCTGACTCCCTATGGTCTGGAGTATTTGACGCTGCGGCGGCTGGTCGTGATCTCGATTCACTCAGCGGGTGAGTGCCGATGACTGGCGGGTGGGACCGGCTGACCCCGGAAGGGGAAAAGTTCTTCCGCCAAATTGATGAGCTTCAGGACAAGGAAGTTTTTGTTGGATTTCAGGCCGGTAAGGTCACAGACGACCGGGGCGTTGATATGGCTCAAATTGCTATGTGGAACGAACTGGGAACTTCGACCGCGCCGTCCCGGCCATTTCTGCGCAAGAGCGTTGATGAGAATGCTGACCCCATCAATGCCATGTGCGCACAGCAGCTAAAGGCTATTACTGCTGGCGGAACGGCCGAGCAAAGCCTGAAGCAAATTGGCGTATTCGGCGTGGGCTTAGTTCAAGAGAAAATCGAGAGCGGCAGCTATGAACCGAACGCGCCCTCCACCATCCGCAAGAAGAAATCGGACAAACCGCTGATCGACACCGGCAGAATGCGGCAGTCCGTCAAATACGTCATTCGCAAGAAAGGAAGTGGCTGATATGGGTCTGGGCATTTTTCGCAGAGCATTTGTTGTGCGCCGCTTCGGCGAGGAGAACATTGTCGATGGCTATGGGGTTTCCGGGTATAAAGACTTCATCACGTCCCTGAATGTTCAGCCGCTCTCCAAAGATGAGCTTCAGGCGCTCCCGGAAGGTGAGAACACCGTAAAGCGCATGAAGGCTTTCGGTGATCTCGTTTTCCATACCGCAGACCGCTCTGCCGGCCGCAGAGCCGACTGGCTTTTCTATCAGGGGCGGATGGACCCGGAAGGACACTGGTATGAATGTGTCAGCTCGCTGGGGTGGGACCACACGATGGTGGGTCACTGCCGCAGCGAGTTTGTTCAGGTTTCAGCAGCAGAGGCCAACCGTATGCCGCGCCCTGAAATCCGAGCAGATGGGAAAGGCGGGTATTGCTGCGTATGACGCTTGCCGAACTGAAGAAGCTGCTTGTGCAGCTCACCCAAACGTACTTTGCCGGAGCAACCGTGACGTATGCCAAGCAGAGCTTTGTAGCAAAGCCCGGCAGTCCACTGGTCACGCTGACCACCGGCTCCGTCAACCGGTCGAGAAACCCGCCGGTCAAAATCATTGAAGGCACACCGGTAGCCTTTTATCCTGCATCTGTTCCTGTGCAGATTGATCTGTTCACGCATGGCAGGCAGGAAGAAGTGGCACCGGGCTTCACCCCCATTGCCGAAAACACGGCTGAAGATGATATGCTGGCCTTTGAGAGCTTCCTGAACTCCCCGTTCGTAACACAGTGGTGTCACCAGCATGACATCGCCATTGTCGTTCCTACGGCGGTTCAGGATTTGACCGGGCTGGTGCATGATACCAACTACGAGTTCCGGGCAATGCTGGAAATCGCGGTTTATTTCACCATGACGGCCATCGGCATTACCGGAACGCTGGACATCGACAGCGTGAAGCATTCCGATGGCGAAGATGACATCCAAGCTGATGATGTCATCAACATTGAGCCGCAGGTGACCCCGACACCCAGCGGCGGCGGTAGCTCTGAAATGACTGCCCATGAGGGCGAATATTTCACGAATGCCGAGATAAATAACCGACTTGCAAAGGAGGAAAAAGATATATGAGCAATAGCCTCGATAGGATTTGTACCGTTGACATCTCGCTGGCGTCCCCCATCTCCAACGATGCCAACTTCGACAATATCCTGATTCTGGGTCCTGCCCCCGCAAATCCGACTGGGGATGTACCTGCCATCGGCGTGTACAACAGTCTGGAGGAGCTGACGGCGCTGGGCATCGCTGCCACCGGTGAACGCACCGACCCTGTTGGCGTGGCTGCACGGGTGGCTTTTTCGCAGTCCCCCAGACCCCATGAAGTGTACGTCGCCTTCATGGACAACATCGTGGACAAGGAGACCGAAGACCCCGCATTGCAGACCGTAAGTGCTGTTCTGGAGAATGCGCTGGCCGTCAATGGCTGGTACTGCATCTGCCCGGTCGGCCTGACGGATGAAAAGGTCAAGGAAATCATCCAGTGGACCGAAACCCAGAACAAGCTGTGCGGCTACATCGACAAGGACCCGGATAAACCCATTGTGGATGCCGGCCTTTATCTGCGCAGCTTCCCGTTCTTTCCGAAAGAAACGGCCGACCAGTTGGAGAACGACATCCCGGCTGAGAACCTGTACGGCATGGCTGTAGCTGCGGCCGTCAAGGCGATGAACTACCACGCCGGTCAGGAAACGTGGGCGCTGATGCCGCTTGCGACCGTTTCTCCTGCAAAGCTGACCAGCACGTTTATCAAGAAACTGGAGACCGCAAACTTCAACTACGTCATTACCGTGGCATCCAAGAACATCACACAGGGCGGCAAGACCGGCGGCGGTGAGTGGATTGATGTTATCCGCTTCCGCGACTGGCTCCAGAACGATATGCAGGTTCGCGTCGTGAACCTGCTCATCGTCAACCCGAAGATTCCCTACACCGACAACGGCATCGGCCTTGTTGAGAACCAGATGCTCGCATCCCTGAAGGACGGCCAGAAGTACGGCGGCATTGCTCCTACGGAGTACGATGCAGACGGTAATGCTATTCCGGGTTACACTACGTCCGTGCCGCTGGCAGCAGACCTGACCAGCACCCAGAAGGCATCCCGTATCCTGAAGGACTGCAAGTTCTCTGCCCGCATTGCTGGTGCTATCCATGTGGTGGAAATCAAGGGTTGCCTGACCTACGAGAATCTGTAAGGGAGGGAAAGTAAATGTCCAGTAAGATCAAGACCTACAACCCGAAGGAAGTTATCGTAACCTGCGGTACGCACATCGTCACCGGCTATGCAGACGACAGCTTCATCAGCATTGAGCCGAACGGCGACGGTATCACCAAAAAGACCGGCTGTGACGGCGAAATTGCCCGTTCGATTTCGCCGGATAACACCTACAAAGTAAAGCTCACCCTGTTGCAGACCAGCGACAGCAACTCGTACTTCTCCGGCATGGTCGATCTCGACCGTGACACCGGCAACGGCCTGTTTCCGATTCTGATTAAGGACCTGAAGGGCGGTCTGGTGTTCAGCACGGAAGCTGCATGGTGCGTGAAGAAAGCCCCCGTCACTCGCGGCAAAGAGACCAACAACCGTGAGTGGGAGCTTGACACCGGCGATGCCGCCATGAACGAGTAAGGAGGGCGCCGATGAATAACCTGAAGCAGCTCGAAACCCGCGAAGTAACCGTGGGTGAAAACATCTTCTACATCCGTCCGCTTCCGGCGTTCAAAGCGGCGAACATGACCGGCGAACTGGCAGCGCTCGTTCTGCCGCTCGTATCTGGCCTTGCACCGATGCTGTCTGCCGTGGATACGGAAAGGGAGGGTAACGGTCTGCTCGACATCAAGGTAGAAGATGCAGCTCCCGCGATTGCGGGGGCTTTCTCTTCGCTCGATGGCGATAAGGTCGAGAAAATCCTGAAGCACCTGCTGATCGCGGGCAGCAACATCTCGGTGGAGCAGCCGGGCGAAAAGGTGCGCCTGCTTACGGAAGACCTTGCCAACGAGGTGTTCTGCACCGATGTGCAGGATATGTTCATTCTGGCGTTTGAGGTCATCCGCACCAACTACAACGGTTTTTTCAAGAAGCTCGGCGACCGATTTGGCAAAGTCGCCGAGTGGGCGGAGAGGACGATGGCTCAGGCCCGGAGCGCTACGGCGACCTCGACCTCAGCGGTTTCACAGAGCTTGAGCTGAGAATGTATATCCTCATCAAGGCCCGGCTGGCATCCATGTGGGAGCTGAAGAACTGCTATACACTGGACGAAGCTCTGAAGCTCTATGCACTGTACCGCATGGAGCAGGACGTGGAAGCCGGCCGAGTAGAGGATATGGCTAAGGAGGTGAGCTGACCGGTATGACCATACGCGACATCGGTATCCTGTTTGGCTACAAAGTCGATCAAGCCTCCGAGAAGAAGGTGGAGGGCAGCATCAAGTCGTTGAAGTCGATGGCCTCCAAAGTTCTCGGCGCGGTCGGTATTACGCTGTCTGTCGCAGGCGCCAAGAGCGCCATTGATGGCTGCGTTGAGGTGGCATCCTCCATTGAAGAGATGCAGAACAAGTTCGATGTTGTCTTCGGCGATATGCGGAATGAAGTCAATAAATGGGCGCAGGAATACTCCGATGCCATTGGCCGCAACAAAAACGACATCAAGACCTACCTTGCCGATCAGCAGAACTTGCTGGTCGGTTTTGGCATGACCCGTCAAGCTGGTGCTGAAATGGCCGAGCAGATGACCTCGCTGGCCCTCGACCTTGCCTCGTTTGGTAACATGGACGAAACAGCGTCCGTAAACGCCATGACGAAAGCTGTCATGGGCGAGTCTGAAGCCGCCAAGACGCTGGGTGCGGTCCTGAACGACAGCACTAGAGCGCAGGCGATGGCTACGCTGGGCCTGAAGGGAACCTACGATAAGCTAGACCAGCTCACAAAGATGCAGGTCAACTATCAGGCTATTCTCCAGCAAAGCCCGGATGCCATTGGTGACTGCCAGCGCAGCCTCGACAGCTACGAAAGCACCAAAAAGCGGTACATCGCCAAGCTGAAGGAAATCAAAACGATAGTCGGCCAGTTCTTCCTGCCGACCTATCAGAAGATTCTGAGCATTGGAGCAAAGGGCCTGACGATGATTCGTGACTGGCTCCAGAAGCTCACCGACCTTACGGATAAGCTGGGCGGCTCACAGCGTGTCCTTGCTATTCTGACCGCTGCGTTCACTGCCATGCTCGTGGCGATGAACCTCAAGAAAATCGGAGCGGCCATAACCGACTTTACGAAGCTGGCGCGGGCAATAGGGCTGGGCCACGGAAAGGCGCTGGCCTTTTTTGCGGTCTTCCTGTTGCTGGCCCTCGTGATTGAGGACTTCATCTCGTTCATGCGGGGCGACAAAAGCCTGCTCGGAACCATGCTCGAACGAGCTGGCGTAGACTGCGAAAAGCTGCGCCAGAACATCGTCGGAGTATGGACGAAGATCAAGCAGGCCATCGGCTACATCGGCGAAGGCATCCGTAATGTGGTTGTTCCCATATTTGAGGGCATCCGAACTGCGGCGGTGGTGGCGTTTGAGGAGATACAGCAAGCCGTAGCCAAGGTAGCCCCCGGTATCGCTCAGTTCTTCAAGGAATTGTCGAGCGGGAAGATTGATAAGAAAAAATGGACAGACATCGGTGAATCCATCGGCAGAATTGCCGTGGGCGTGGTGGCTGTCATAGCCGCTGTCAAGGGCATCTCGGCTATCTTTGGCGTGATTACAACCGTTATTTCTGTTGTGAAAGCGGTCATTTCCGTTATTAAGCTGGCCTTTGTTGTTGTAAAGAGCATCATCACCGTTATCAAGGTGGTCGGTGCGGTAATCTCTGTTCTTGCCAGCGCCTTCGGCCCGGTCATTTTGGCAATCGCCGCTGCAATCGCAATCGGCGTTTTGCTGTGGAAGAACTGGGACAAGATTCGTGAGGCAGCAGGCAATCTGCTGGAAGGCATCAAGACTACGATTGGCAACGTCCGCGATGCCATTGTGACAGGCATCCAAGCGGCCATCGACTGGATAACATCTCTCCCGGCTGAAGCCCTGAAGTGGGGCTCCGACATCATCGACGGCATCGTATCAGGCATCCAGTCTGCGGTAGGTCGTGTAGGCGAGGCTGTAAAAGGCGTAGCCGATAAGATCAAGTCGTTTCTCGGCTTCTCGGAGCCGGAGGATGGCCCCCTGAGCGACTTCCACACCTATATGCCGGACATGATCGACCTGATGGCATCGGGCATCACTTCCGGCAAGAAGAAGGTGAAGGATGCACTGGAAGGTATGACCGGCGAAATGTCGGTCATTGCCAAAGCCAATGTGGTTTCCAAAGCTACCGGGCGGGGCGCAACCGGCGGCACGACCGGTGGGCGCACTGTGACCCAGAACGTAAACATCAACAACCAGTTCAACGGCGACCGTGCCGGGCAGCAAAAGAGTTCTGAGGCTATGGATAAGGCCGCAGGCGATGCTACCGGCGAGATGGCCCGTGCGCTGGCATTTGCAAAGTAGGTGAGAGTACATGGCAAGAGCAAAACAGCCCGTCAGCGTCGCTGACATCGAGTTTGATGCCCTGATCGACTCCGAAGAAGGCTATGAAGCGGATGTGCCTGAGTACCCGACCGAAAAGGGCTTCAGCGTAAGCGACACCATCGTGCTGAAGGCCGACACCCTGAATATGACGCTCTATGTGACCGATACGCCGGTGACATGGAGGGAGCGTACAGGCTCCGGCCCCGGAAAGACGGAGGGCGTTGTTCGTCGGCTGAAGGACTTGTATTTCGCCAAGAAGATTCTCGAAGTCACGACCACTGACTGCGTGTATTCCAACATGGTGATTACAAGCATGAACATCAAGAAGTCTGTGGAGGTCGGCTACGCCCGTGAGATTCCGATAGCCTTCAAGAAGATAGAGGTGACGGAAACCGCCACCGCAGAAATCCCGGCCAGCTACGGCAAGTCGGGCAAAACTGCAAAAGCCGCTGGAAAAGCGAGCACCACCGCCGCAAGTACGGCAGGAAGCGGCTCGTCCGGCGGCTCCTCTGCATCAGGTTCTTCGTCCAGCTCTAGCAGAGGTTCCGTTCTCTATAACGCTGCCAGCAGTTTCGGCTTGCTGGGATAAGGAGGGCGTTCGTGGACTACTTCGTCATCGAAGTCCCGGACATGAACGACAGCGTTGTCAAAGTTTCCCTCCAAAGCAGGCTGTATCAACTGCGATTCACATGGAATGACACCGGCGGCTACTGGATGCTCGGAGTGATGGATTCACTCGGAACGCCACTGCTGCTCGGTGTCAAGATGGTCCCGCAGTTTCCGCTCAACCTGCTGTTCGGTCGGGATGATATGCCCAGCGGCATCTTCGCTGTCCTGACCGAAAAGGAGAGCGTCGGTCGGCAGGATTTTGCCGATGGGACGGCTCGTTTTGTGTTTGTCCCGGCATGATGCTGGAACAAATCATCCAGTAAAATCAATTCTCATTTTGAACAAATCTTCGATGGCGGGTTTGACAATTCGTTCTCAGAAAGTTCCAGACAAATTTCCATATACTTTTACTGGTAAAGTCCGGGTTTAATCAGAGGCTTTTCAGAGGTTTTGGGATGAATGTCGCTCAAAATGGCCGATTTTACATGGAATCCGTTGGACTGTCCGCCGGACAGTCCTCGGACTGACCAAAACGGGAAACTTTTGCAAAACGCTCATATCATTGGTCACTTTCATTGCATTACCAGAACGGTAAGCTAGAATGAAGATGTGAACCGGGCAAACAAAAAAGAACCAGCGGCTCGCCCTTGCAAAGCACCGCTGGTTCCAATCTCTTGCCCGGAAACATCCTAAGAAGTTCCGTTGCTATGATTATATCATGTCGGCGGACTTCTTGCAAGATAAAGGAGTGTGCTGATATGAGTGCTATGGACCTTGAGCGCGAGGTCATCCGCATGGGCGATGTCGGTGTCGCTATCGACATGGTGGACAGCAACCTTGCGGATGGCAAGCTGGAGCAGGCGGAACGCGCCGTTGTGATTCTCCGGGAAATCTTCAATGCCCGCAACAAAGGGCTGCGGAGCTGTTTCTACGGAGGTGATCGGAATGCGTGACAACTGCGTGATTTTCACCACGCCGGAACGGCAGGAATTGCGGGTCGTTTTCGACCCGGACGGAACCCCGTTCTTCTGCGGGCCGGACCTCGCGGCAATCGCGGGCTATGAACAGCCGAGAAAAGCCGTCACCGGCGGCAATCAGGGCGTGAACCGTATTGAATCTGTTTTGAGGAAAGTTCCTTGGGACAATGGTATGCGGCGTGGTCGCTGCGATTTTACCTGCTTTTCTGCGGAAAACGCCGTGAAGCTCCTGTGCCGCAGACCTGCGCCCTATGCAGCGATTCGCTGGCTGGAGGATGAAGTGATACCGAAAACGCAGGAAATGGGAGAGGAAGTCGCCAGAACGTACCCGGCATGGAATAAAAAGCCGGCGCAGAAAGAACTGACGGAACCTCCCCAGAGCCTCAAGCCGGAACCCGAAGCCTTTAAGCGGGAACCGCTGCAAGCAGGTGGAGGGGCGCTCATTGAGCGGCTGGACAATATCATTTTGGAATGCGTTTTGCTGAAGAAGGAACTCAGCAAGGCGAAGTAAGAGGAAACCTTCAGGGCTGCGGAAACGCGGCCTTTTTTGTTGCCATCGAAAGGGGAGAATGCCGTGAAGAATTTCGACAGGCAGTACCGGCTGGCGGCGGGCAAGGCGGGCTCGACCGGGTTTGAAATTGGCAGCGGCAAGCGACCGCTGCACGTTTCGTTCTCCGTAGAGAAGGCGGACACCAACAGCCAGAACACGGCCAAAGTGACCATCTGGAACCTGAGCGATGAACACCTTGCAGAGCTGAGTAAAAACGACTGCGTGGTCGTACTCCATGCGGGGTACGGCGACACCCGCCCGCTCATCTTCACCGGCGTAGTCACATTTGCCACGACAAAGGCTGACGGAGCAGACAGGTCAACGGAGATTGAGCTGGTGGATAACCGCATTGAAGTCCGCGACACCTACGTTTCCGTCAGTTATTCCGGGGCTGTGAACTGCAAAACCCTGATTCAGGACACCGCAGATCAGATGGGCGTGACGGTATCTTTCTCCTACAACGCAGAGTTCAAGGACATCCCCAATGGATACAGCTACGTTGGCCCAGCCAGAAATGTGCTGACGAAAGCCTGTGAAACCAGCGGGCTGGTCTGGAGCATCAACAACGGCGTCTTGCAGGTCAAAAAGCCGGGAGATACGATGAGCCGCGAGGTGTATGAGCTTTCGGCAGAAACGGGCCTGCTGGGCCTCCCAGAGCGTGTCCAAATCTCCAATGAGGACAAGGGATACAGCTACGGCTGGGACGTGGAGTACCTGATGAACGCCGCAATCGGGCTGGACGATTATGTGTACCTGAACAGCAAAGTAGTCAAGGGTTATTTTCGGGTCTACTCGGTGCGGATTGAGGGCGACAACATGGAAGGTTCGTGGAGCTGCACAGCCCGCCTGCTGGAGGTGAAGCAAGAATGATGCAGGAGTTTGTTGACCAAATCAATAAAAGCGCCCGCAGCGCGACGGAGGATATGCACACGGCCCTGCCGGGCGAGATAAAAAGCTACGACCCGGACAAGGGTGTCGCCACAGTGTTACCGAAGGCAAAGTTCACAAAGCCTGATGGCAGTACGATGGACTTCCCGGAAATCTCAGGAGTCCCGGTCATGTTCCCGCAGAGCAAAAACGTCACCATTGCATGGCCCATCAAGAAAGGCGATGGATGCCTGCTGGTTTTCAGTGAGCAGGCTCTCGATTACTGGATGTACGGCAAGGAAACTGACACCAAGCTGAAGTTCGACTTGACCAACGCCATTGCCATTCCAAACCTCACATCTGGCGGCAACAGCACCATGAAGCTGGCCTGTGATGAGGATGCCGTAGCCATTGCCGCAGGCGACACAAAAGCCAAGATCACGCCCAAGACCGCAGAACTGACTCTCGGTTCGGCCAAGGTCAAAGTGGAGCCGAGCCTTGTGCAGGTCACAGTCGGCGGCACGGTGCTGGCAATTTCACCCGACGGCGTGGACATCACCGGAAAGCTCACGGTCAAGGGCGGCATCACCGCAAGGGATGATGTCAAGGCATCCAACGGCAGTATCAGCCTTGCAAACCACGTCCACAGGGGCGACAGCGGCGGCATGACCGGGAATCCGCAGTAAAGGAGGGAAAAGCATGATAGACCTGAAGCTCGATGCCACCGGGGACTTAGAACTCTCGGCGGCAGGCGACATTTCAGCTACGGACAGCATCGTACAGGCTGTCCGTATTCGTTTGCTCTGGTTCTTTGGAGAGTGGCGGCTGATGCCTTCGCTCGGCTTTCCGTACTTTGAGAACCTGCTGGTCAAAAATCCGAATGAGTCCAAACTCCGGCATCTTATCCGGGAAACCGTGATGTCTGTCGATGGAGTAACGGATGTATCGGAAATCCTGTTCAACATCGACAAGAAAAGCCGTAGGGCATCCGTGGAGATCACGTTCAACACGGATGAGGACAGTTTTAGAGAGGAGGTCAAAATCCCGTGGCAAAATATGGCCTGACCCCGCAGGGGCCAAATCCGAAACGCCTTGATGTCATCCTTGAGGATATGCACAGCAAGATGACAGAACGCCTCGGCGTAAACACCCGGCAGAACCCGCAGTCTTTGCTGAATCACACTCTGACCAACGTCGCAGATGAGATTGCAGAGCTGTGGGAATTTGGAGTAGATGTGTACCACTCGCAGTACACATCCAGCGCCACCGGCGTAAGTCTGGACTATGCCGCACAGTTTGGCGGCTCCACCCGTGAAATGGCAGCGAAGTCCTATTACAGCATCCTCTGCACCGGTCTGGATGGAACAACCATTCCGGCAGGAACGGTGATTGCATCCGACACAAACCCGGCAACCAGCCTGACAGCTACCGCAGATGCAACCATCACGAGGTCGGCTTTCAACAAAGCCACCGTCATCCTTGCATCACCGGCGGCTACAACGGCCCTTGGGGTGGCTCTTAACGGAAACCTATACACCATCACCCCTGACCCCAAACAAAGCACCAGCGAAGCCCTAGAGGCTCTGGGAACAGCCATCACGGATAAGGACTTCCATGTGACGGTCATCAACGACACCATCGTGATCGAGGCGGTCGATGAAACCAGCTCCAATACGCTGGTCCTGTCAGAAAACCTGACCACTGCTTCTGTGGGCAGCATCGTCACATTTGAGACCGCCGAGCCGGGCGACATCTTCATTCCGAACGGCGTAATCACGAAGATCACGAAAGCTGTTCCGGGCATGGAGTCCGTGGTCAACGTGGGAAGCTATGTTGCCGGTCAGCTCGCAGAGAGTGACGTGGAGTTCAGAAAGTCCTACACGAACAAAATCTACAACCGCTCGTCTGCCATGCTGGAAAGCATCAAGAGCGCCATCCTGAAGAATGTGCAGGGTGTGGTGAGCGTAGCTCCCTATGAAAACTGCACAAATGAAGTCGATTCTGCCGGCCGGTGGCCGCACAGCATCGAAGTTGTGGTCGAGGGCGGCGACGCAACAGAAATTGCCCAGCAAATCCTGAACACAAAGGCAGGCGGCATCAATACTTTCGGCAGCGTAGAAAC